AATCTGTGTTAGGATTAATGTGATTTAACCAAAAATCAGGATTGGTTTTATAGTTATTATATATTGTTCCTTGAACAGAAGCTTTTTCATCAATTCTTGGATTATAAGTCGCACATATGAAATACCATTCATTGAAATCTTCAGGTATGTGTGTATAATTTATAAGTCGTCTTTCATCACTACCAAAAAATTCACCAGTATTAATTTTATCTAAATCAGCTGGATTATTTGGAAATTTTCTAACACCAGGATAACCTAATCCTGAATCTCTTAATCCATCATCATTACCAGTTTTAAAATCTCCAAATTCTCTAACTTGTAATCTAACGAATCTCTCTACATCAGTTGATTTAAATAATTGATTGTCACCTTGTAACCCTTGATGATTTGCTGGTGTGTATGATTGAAATGTTTCTATTTCTCCCTCATCTATATTACCATCACTATTCTCATCTACATATATTTTATCATCTTTATTAATTACAAAAGTTTCCAATCTAAAACCATATGGATTTTCTGTTCTTGTTGGATTTCCAAAATTAAACAATGTACCACTTGAAACTTTGTCTAAAAATCTTACCCACATTGTAATTGTAAAACCTGTACCTTCTGTGATTATTTCATCTGATAATCCCTCCTCAAGTTCATCTACAACGGTTAAATTGTTTGGGTCTAATCCTTCAATAAAATCTTCTTGCGCATTACGAATAATAATACCTTGATTTGGATGTCTAAATTTTAAATATCCATTTGATTGGTTTTCATAAACAGGTCTATCATCTTGTGGTAAAATTGGTTCTTCCAATATATCAGTTAAATATGGTAAAATCGTGTTATAAATATCTTCAATGGTTCTTACAAAATTTGTATCATTTGCAGTGTCTTTTAATCTATGAATAAAAGCTTTATCTTCTTCTATGTTTCCATCTTCATTATCTTGTGCATATGAAATACTATTGTTTTGACTATATTGTTCTGCACTAATCCAATTACCCTCTTCATCTCTATCAACTCTACCATCATTGTTTAAATCAAATTGAGGTAAGTTTGGTGGGAGCAGTGCATTTAATTCTTGAAAGAATCTAATGATTCTTGATTGTCTCGCATCACCCTCAGGAAGTAATTCAAATATATTCGTGTCAAGAAATTCATTAGCTTTATTAATATTAACAGATGATTGTTCTCGTGCTAGTGGAATGAACTGACTAACATTTAATGGATTTCCATCACCAAAAACTAAATTACTAATATCCATACCATCAACTAAATCACCACCACCAGTGATACCTATACTAACCGTGTTATCAGCACCTTCACCAACAACAATTTGAAACTCATTAACAATCTGGTCTGCTATTGATTGTAAATTATCCTCTACATTAGCCTCAACATCTTTTTGATAAAGAGCTAAAATACCTTCACCTTGTCCAGTTTTTATTTGCCCGTTACGGATGAATTTTTGATTTTGTTCAACAACGGCTGTATTAACAAATTGACTACGAATTAAAGCATCAGCTATTGAATCTAATAATCCCTCCAAGTCACCAGTATCAACATCATACATTACTTGTGCATTAAATTGTTCATTTTCTTCTTGAGTGTATCCAGCCATATTTATTTCCTTTTAACTGTAAATTCGAAATCATCATCAAACACTTGTTCTTGTCCATCGTCTAATTTTAATTTTAATAAAATTTTATAAACTCTATCAGGATAGAATCCATCCAAGTACTGAATAAAATAATTTGAATTACTATCGCAACTAAGTTTTGTATAACTAACATCTTCCTTATCTTTAAATGGAACAATGAACTCATCAGTACCCACATCTTTAATTGCATATGAACCACTACCTTCAGGTATGAATGAATCAGCTGCAGTTTGGACTGATGTTGAGAAAGTTTTTTGAATATATCTTTTTCTTGCACCAACTCTAAACTTAACTCGTTCACCTACTTTATATTCTTCTCTCAATCCTTTCATATATAAAAAGTTATCAGCCAATCCACTCGAAGTTATTTGAGTTAATGAACCAGTGTTTGAACCCGTACAAGGTAAGTGGTCGTCCCAACGAACTTCTAATCGTGGTGAAAAAATTGTGTGTGTGTTTCTTGAGAAAAATTTTAAATTACCTAATGTTGTTGAGTCTGTTTCTTGTGTTGCATTAAATTTAATTAACATTCCATAGTTTTCTTCTCTACCTTCTAACCACATATTTACCATATTGGTTACTTCTACATTTACATCAGGTGATTCATTTGAAAAAGCCTGAGTTGATTCACTTATAAACGATGTTCCTCCCATACCTGTTGTTTTTAAAACTGAAACCCCAGCATCAGCCCATGGAACTGCAGTTCCACCAACTGGATTACTACGATTTTCCCAACTACACCCATCTGTATTTTTTGGATTGTCACCAAACTTACCTATACCTTCCGTCCAAGATTGTGATATTGGTTGAATAGCTAAAGTATATTCTTCAGTCATTTCTGAATTACCCTCAGCTTCATAAAGTCTTAAATAGTATTTTGCATCAGAAGTTATTGTTCCATCCGCTACTGATTTAGATAATTCAGTAAATTCATCTCCACTAAATTCAACTAATGCTCTTGTTGGATAATCAAAATCAAAATTATAAAATTCTTTTTTAACTTCAAGTATTTGGTCTCTTCCAAAGTTTTGGTCTTTGAAAGACTCACCTGTTATATTGGATGAACCACTTGAAATCCAAGTGTCCTTTGTTGGAAAAATAAAATGATGCATTATCTAACTCTCCCTTGTATGTTTGTGTTTGGATTCTTTAATTCAAAAACCGTTGGTGTTGCAACATTTGGTGGTAATATAATTGTCCCATCATCCGACAATGCATTTTGAAAATTATATTTATACCCATAACCTGCAGTTCCCTCACCATTTGATTGATTAACAAACCCACCATCTATTGTGCCATCACCATCTATATCTACACCATTACCATTTGCGCTATATGAGTAAGTATATGTTGGTGAATTTAATAACTCACCACCATCTTCAAAAAAGTAATCATTGTGTTGGGTAATAGTTACATGTCCAATAGAACGGACACCATCTACACCCATTAATTCAAATTCTAATTGACTTTTGTAAATAGGTTGATTGAATTGCATTTTGTTGATGTTAAAATATTCCTTAATTTTATTTATACAATTTAATTTTACTTCTTGTTTATTAGCATATTTTTCAGCTATAACATCAAAGAAAACTCCAAAGTTAACAACATATCCATCACTGATAGTTACCACATCAGTCATTAAATTAAAATTTTCTAAATATTTTTTTATGTTTGAAGTTAAAGTATTTGGTAAGTTATCAATTGTCCCCAAAGAACCAGCGTGAGGATTACCAACTAATTGTTTTAAATTGTTGTAACCTAAAACATAAATATCAACAGTAGATAAAACTTGTAAACTATCATCATTAAATTCTAGCGTGGATAGTGATGATAAATCATTGTTTATAAAGTTTGTTAACTTTAGTTGTGTTTGCGCATCATTATCATCAACTACTGAATCTCTTATACTTTCAACTTCTGATACAAATGCAGTTCCCAATTCATTAACAGTGGTTTGTGCAGCGGAAATAGAAGCTTCATATATGTTTGTCATTCTTCCCCTTGCCGCATAAGCTTTTGCTATGTTTCCAAACTTCGCTGGTATGTTTAGTACTCTTGCTTCATAATCTTCTTTTGTTACACATCTGTTTTGTGTTGAGAAAAATGCTTTTGCTTTTTCTCGTATCTCTATTGTATCTTCCGCGTCTTTACCACCACGAGCTGGTTGTTTGTTTGCTACACTTGTCAATGTAGCTAAAGTGTTTCCGTTTTGAGCAGTTGTTGGTGGTGTAGAAGATATGTCAGCACTTGGTACATTAGAATTAATACCACCACCAACACGATAAGTTATTGTAAGAGTTGTTTGGTTTGGCGCTTCACCGAGTGTTGAATATTCATCACCTAACAATGGGTCGATTGATTGATTTAAATCATTTGATTGTCCTGGTATAACAATACCAATCTGCTCTAAATCAATAAATCCCTCATCAATAACTTGTCCACTTTTTAAAACACCATTACCAAATACTAATGATGTTGTATTGTCTTCATTGGTTTCACGAGTAAATCTTTTTGTTGTTGTGATGTAAGTTAATGAATAAGGAACAGCTGTTGTTGAACCAAGTCCACCCGTCTCACTCGCATATGCTGAGTCTCTATTTATGTCCTCCGTATAATGAGTTTGGATAGGGACTTTATCTTGTGCAAGAAAATCTACTTCATACCAATTATTTCCATTTGAATCTATACACGAAATAATGTCAACAACATTCGTATCGGGTATGTTTAGTCTCTTAAATTTTTCAGGTATTCCAATTTGAAATGTGAGTGTTTTTTGAGTTGCGCTTACAGCCCTTACAGTTCTCGACAATGTATATGTTGAGGCTAAACCACTATCATCAGTTGAACCAATAGTTTCTGTATCAAGAGAACTTGTTATTCTAAAATCAATAGGTTCTAATGTAGTGAATACAATATCTGAATTTGTATCGGAAGTTATTTCAATACCAGCATCCCATGTTCCAGCATTATTATAATCAACTTTTGATACATCTCCACTTAAAGCATTAACCTCAGATGTAAAAGTTAAATCAACATAAGATGGAACAATTGGTTTAACTTTATAACCAAACATCTTAGCCATTGTAATTATATTTCTTCTTTCTTCTGCTAATGGTAACAGCATCTCACGATATTGTTGGTCGATATAAAACGACAAGACATCACCAACATATGCATTCATTTCTAATAACATCATACCAGGTGATGTTTCATTGAAATCTCTATATGTATTTGGAAAATAAGATTTAGCATAATTCATTAAAGATGTTTTTAATGCTGTAAAATCTTTATTTAAATAATTTACATTTGATTCTTTAAAATTTTCGTTACCATAATTTGGCATTTTTTATCTCCAATTAATATCCACCACCACTTGTTACACTTGACTCCGGCTCTGATATATCACTACCAAAACTTAAAGTTATTGAATCCAAAGTGTTTGGGTCTTGTTTGATGTTAAATAATATTTTTACTCTAATTTCATTTGCTCCAATACTCGTTAATTCATCACTAGTTAAAACTTGTATATCTCTTATCTCAACAAAAGGTAACCAAAATTCCATCTTATCTAATATGGTATCTTGTACACCAATTAAATTTTCATTTGTAATATGTTCAAATAAAAGTCTTCTTAATCCTATTCCTAAATTTGGTTGGAAAAATCTTTCACCCTCTTCTGTTTGCAATAAATTTCTAATGTTATTTTTTACAGCTTCAATAGTTGTTGAAGTGGTTGCAAAAAATCCATCTAATCCAGTACCTCTACGAACTGGTAAATCAATTCC